CTCAGGTCCATCACGGAAAAGCTGGGCTTAAAAACAGAGAAGGGCAAGAAAGTGGAGGATGTCGTGGAGGACATTGACATCATTGACACCCCGGCGGGCGGTCAGGAAGTGGTGATGAAGAAAGCGGTGAAAACGATTTCGGATTCACCGGAAGATGCTGAGAGCGCTTTTTATTCCAGCGTCGAGGCTAAAATGATGGATCCCAATACGCCGGAGAGTTTCGCTTCAGTAGATGATTTTTATAAGTTCTTGAACAAGCGAGGCATATCCAGGGCTGAATTGGAGGATAATATTCTAGCGCGTTACATCGCCAGTGCCAAGAAGAATGAAACACCACTGATTAAGGAGGAGATGCTGGACATTATTCGCCAGTCTCCGCTGCGTAAGATCAGAACCAAGAATTATGGCTACTTGGGAGAGGCAGGCGACACGGCGAAATATGCCGACGGCAATATGGAAGAAGGATACATCCCCAATACATACCGTGAATCTGTCCTTTATTTGGATTCAAAGGATATTCCCCTGGATCCTGGAAAACTGCCGACTGAGTTTGGATCTACTCACGGTTTTCCTGATCGATACGTGATCGGTTGGTCGCGACTCTCGGATCGCAAGGCGAAGCTTCCGGTTGAAAAGGGAATTGTTTCCGCCATCGATCCGAAAGAGATGAAGACCATTGCAAGCAATGTGAAGAAGGTTGGAAATCAGGTGGACGGACTCTACGCGTCAGCCTACAGTAAATTATTCAGAAAAGGAGAAATAGATCTGCAACCTATAGATCAATTAAGCAAAGGGGAAATTAAAGATATTGTTAATCAATTTACTTTTGATCTGGAAGCTTTGGACGCACCCCTTTTTAGACAAATAAAACAGTTTGAAGATAAACTAGCGGCCGACACATTCAAGCTGAATCAGATGAAAGAAGCTGTGAAGGGAGCCCAGGTTCGCGTGACGTTCGCCGATGAGATTCAATCCGACGTGCTGCAGAACGCGCAACGCCAGTCTGAAAAGTTCATGCAGACATTCGGTGATCTTCTTGACAAGTCAGCGGCGGAGAGATCGGCGGCGATTCTACGGGCAAGATCATCGTACGGCAGTGATCTTGGAAGAATTGATCCGGCCGTGGCGGAATATTTTATTCAGAACAAGAGCGTCTTTCGCCCGATATTTCAGACCGAGCAGGAGATGCAGCAATTCATTGACGTATTCGCCAAGAACAAAGTAATTTTTCAAAAACTTAAAGAGGCGGGCGTTAAGGCGGATCCTGATCTTTTGGCGCAGGCCAGGGCAGGACAGGCAATGGAGAAGAAAATGCTGGATGAGCTTCAGGTTTCCTTGAGCAAGGAGGCCATGATGCAGTTGCAGCCTAACGTTCCTTTCAAGAACAGGAGCGAATGGGGGGAAACGCTTATTAAACGAGATTTATATGAGGCGGCGAAACTGCTGTTCCAGGACAAGAAAAGCGACGCGGCGACGTGGTACGCCATCTCACCGAGCAAGCTTATTCGCGACCGCTACCGCCAGAGTGGAAGCGTGGCAACGCCGAAGTCAGATCGTACAAAAAGTATGAAGGGAATTGGAATGGATGAGTTCTACGGAGGTCCTGACGCGACTGATGAATTTGGAAAGCATTACACTTCCGTTTTGGAAAAAGCCCTCAAGCGCGCGGCTCAAGAAAACAATTCCATAATTAAAATTATTAAAGTAAAAATTGGACCAAACAAATACACTGACGCTTTTGCTATCAAGTTGACACCGGAAATGCTATTACCGCATAAAACTCATAGAAAAGACGGGGGGATGGTGTATACTCCTGAGATAATTGATATATTTGAGGTAGCATAATGGCAATTGATAAACCTATCGGAACTTTAGGATTTACCCCAGATCCACCAGCAGGATTTCCAGAGGAGCAGGAAGAGGCGGTTAAGCAAATGGTGGAAATGCAAATAGAAGACGGATCTATGCCTGGTGTAGAATTACTCGATGACGGAAGCGCTATTGTAGGCGATCAGGAAAGAACTCTTGAAACCACTTTTGACATGAATCTGGCTGAAGTCTTGGAAGACTCCGAGCTGGGAAGAATATCAAATGAACTGCAAGAGGCGTTTGAGGATGATAAAGCTTCGCGTAAGGATTGGGAAGACACTTACAAAAAGGGACTTGATCTTTTAGGATTTAAATATCAGGAACGCACAATGCCATTCGCAGGAGCAAGCAGTGTTACGCACCCTATGCTCTCTGAAGCCATTACACAATTTCAAGCCCAAGCCTATAAAGAATTACTGCCATCAGGAGGGCCGGTTAATACACAAATTTTAGGACACATCACCACTCAAAAAGAGGAGCAGGCTCAACGGGTGAAGGATTATATGAATTATCAAATTTCTCATGTTATGGAAGAATATGATCCAGATCTTGATTTATTATTATTTTATCTGCCTTTATCAGGATCAGCATTTAAAAAAGTTTACTATGATGAAGCATTGGAACGCGCAGTTTCTAAATTTATTCCTTCGGATGACTTTTATGTTCCTTATCTCGCAACTGATCTGCCATCATGCGAACGCGTCACCCATACTATTCGTAAAAGTAAAAATGAAGTAAGAAAATTACAAGTAGCGGGACTGTACCGTGATGTGGATCTGATGGTGTCTACTACAGAAACAGGAATTCAAGAGAAAGAAGATCAAATTGCAGGAATGAAAAAATCCTATCAAAAAGAGGATTATCAATTACTGGAAATGCATGTTGATTTAAATATTGAAGGAATAGATAGTGAAGATGGAATTAAAGTTCCGTATATTGTCACTCTAGATGAAGGATCTGCACAAGTTCTTTCTATTTATCGAAATTATAATGAAGATGATCCTAAGAAGAAAAAGAAACAATATTTTGTTCATTATAAGTTCTTACCTGGCTTTAGCTTTTATGGTTTTGGTCTTATCCACATGCTCGGAGGGCTCTCAAGAACTGCAACCTCAGCACTTAGACAGCTTATCGATGCAGGTACGTTGTCCAATCTTCCAGCGGGCTTTAAAGCTCGAGGATTGCGAATTAAGGATGATGACTCCCCTCTCCAACCAGGAGAATTCAGGGATGTAGACGCTCCTTCTGGTGATCTTCGCCAGGGACTATTACCATTACCTTATAAAGAACCAAGTCAAACCTTATTTGCTTTATTAGGTTTTGTCGTTGAAGCAGGAACACGATTTGCTTCTGTCGCTGATCAAAAGATTGGAGACAGTGTTGCATCCAATGCGCCTGTTGGAACTACAATGGCATTAATGGAACGAGGCGCTCGCATTATGTCTGCTATTCATAAGCGCTTACATTATGCACAAAAAATTGAATTTAAATTACTGGCCAAAATATTTTCTGAGTCTCTTCCTCCAATGTATCCATATGAAGTTGGAAAAGATGCAGTCCCAAGTTTAAAGGTAGAAGATTTTAGTGATGAAATAGACATTCTTCCTGTTTCAGATCCTAATATTTTTTCCATGGCTCAGCGTGTAACATTGGCGCAAACACAATTGCAATTGGCACAAACTGATCCTCAAGCTCATAATATGTATGAGGCCTATCATCGCATGTATCAAGCGCTGGGAGTAAAGGACATTGATACTATTTTACCAGTTCCTGAAGCCCCTAAACCAAAAGATCCGGCAGTGGAGAATGCTGCTTCCTTGAAAGGAGAGAAGCTGATAGCATTCAGGGAACAAAATCAATTAGCTCATATTGACGCACACAGCGCATTTATGTCTTCTATTTTAGTTAAAAATAATCCTCAAGTAACGGCTATTTTACAAGGTCATATCGTTGAACACGTGGGCTTGCAGGCTCGAGCGGAAGTGGAACAGGAAACTGGCCCAGCAATTCAAGAGCAAGCACAACAATATGGAGGTCAATTGCCTCAAGAATTACAAATTCAGTTCCAGGAAGCAATGGAACAACAGATAGCTGAGAAAATTGCTCTTATGATCGAGGAAATGGTGGCAGAAGAACAACAAATGATGGACGAATTAAGAGAAGATCCATTAGTAGATCTTAAACAGCAAGAAATTAATCTTCGTGAACAGGATATTGAGCGTAAAACTCGCGCCGATGAGGCTAAAATAGGCATTGATCAGGAAAAATTGGATCAAGATGCTAAATTAACACAAGATAAAATACAATCTCAGGAGGACATTGCTCAATTAAGGGCTAATGTTAACTTAACTAAGCAAAAAGAGGTTGAAAAAAGTAAAAAACGTCCAAAAAAAGTGGATGTGAAGAAAGACATCCGTTTTGAGAACTAATATTGGGATTGTAAAAGTGATAAATGAGTCTAAAATAAACACTATGGAAAAACTGACCCAAGCGGATGTAAAATTACAGCATTTTTTTAATGGCATGTTGGAAATGGCAGAAAAAACTTCCAAAAGTGGTGAAGATAGTATACTTTTAGCCGGTGCCATGATGAGTGCTGCTCGAGTCATCTATTATGATTGCTTGGGACCCGACCAGGGACAGCATTTAATGGATAACAACACTGTTGGTCTCATCGAACTGCTGAAACCGACAATACACTAGGAGAAGAACATGGTTACAGCTAAATACATAAACGGATCTAAATATCCTAATGCGAAAATGACTGTCTCTGACGAGATGAATCCTTATGCAGGCCCTAATGTGAATAAGACATCAGAAGTATCCACAGCACAGGTAGCAATACCCGGACCAAAGGTTGTAGATAATTTAGGTGAGGGACCAAAAGGACAGCGCAGTAAGATGCAGATTAAGAAGGTTGCTTTTAAAGGCGTTTTTTAGTAAATTCATTTTTAATTTAATTAAGGAGGTTTCATATGAAACTTTTAAAGGATCTTTGGGGCTGGCTCAAGGAATGGAATGACTGGGGCATGAAAGACTGGATTAAAGCCGGTATCATTGTCGTTGTCGTTCTGTTTGTTCTATGGAAAATGACAGGTGTTGGAGCGTAAATGCTCAATCTCCTGTCAGGACTACTAGGTGGTAAGGGCGGAGCTCTCAAACAAATTTCTAACGTTATTGACGAGTTACATACTTCAGAGGAAGAGAAATTAGATAAAAAGATTTTAATGCAGCGCATCCAGCAAAAACTTGCTGAGAAACAAATTGATGTCAACATCAAAGAAGGCGCCCATAAGTCGATTTTTGTCGCGGGCTGGAGGCCCATGATCGGCTGGACGGGGGCCTTCGCGCTAATTTTTGAGTTCATCGTATCCCCGGGAATTGAATGGTATGCGAAGTTCTCAGGACTTGATATAACGGCTCCGGAAATTCAAACTGGCCCCTTGCTGGCCATCGTCACCTCAATGCTCGGAGTAGCGGGGCTCAGAAGTTTCGAGAAAACCAAGGGCTTAACAAAATAAGGAGAAATTATGAAACCCAAAACTAAGAAAAAGAAACAAACACCACTGCAAAAAATACAAAAGTTATTGGACAAGCTTGCAGCTCTTCATGAAAAGGAAGAGGCGATAGTTGAGAAGATTGAAGAAATAATTTCTGAAGAGGAGTAGATGCCGATAGTTGGAAATAAAAAATATCCCTACACCAAAGTAGGAATTAAAAAAGCCAAAAAACACGCCGAAACGACAGGGCAGAAAATGGTTAAAAAATACAAGAGTGGCGGATCCATCATTAAAGCCAAAGGCGGAAAATGGATTCAGAAAGCGATCAAGAAACCAGGGGCGCTACGTGCGTCATTGGGAGTTAAAAAAGGTAAAACGATTCCAGCGAAAACATTAGCCAAGGCGGCGAAGTCGAAAGGAAAGCTTGGACAGCGTGCACGGTTAGCGGAAACGCTCAAGACTTTTTCTTAGTGCCCTTTAAATCTGAAAAACAAAAGAAGTTTTTATTTGCCAACAAGCCGGAAATCGCTAAAAAGTGGGCGAAGAAATATAAGAAGGGCGGTACTGTAGTGAAAGTCAAGCCACGGGGATTCAGTCGAATGCTTCCGAGCAAAAGACCGACCACAAAGATATACAGGAGTCAAGGAAGATGATGCTCGAAAAAAGAATCATGGACCATGAAGGATTCCGTAAAAAAATTTATAAAGATTCACTTGGCAAACAAACCATTGGGTATGGTCACCTCATCACGGAAAATGATAATTTTGAAGAAGGAATAGAATATAAAAAATCCGACCTTCTGGATCTTTTTTACAAGGATCTGGAGAAAGCCAGAGAAGGTGCCAACCAACTTGTTGGTCACATAACAGAGCTTCATATCGAGGCAAAAAATTGCATTATTGAGATGGTGTTTCAATTGGGCACCCAGGGTGTTAGAAATTTTAAGAAGATGATTTTGGCTTTGGAGGAAAAGGACTATTTTGAGGCGCACGTGCAAATGCTCGACTCTCGCTGGGCTAAACAGACGCCACAAAGATGTATTGATCTTTCAGAAATAATGAAAAAGTGTGTATAGTGCATGAGATTTGAGAATTTTTTCACTTATTACAAGAAACAATTAAAGACTAGACAAGACCAAGTAAAACAAGCTATATTGACCGGCGCTAACGATTGGGCTGAATATCGGTATTTAACCGGTAAATTACACGCCCTTGACCAAGAAGAACGGGAACTCACGGACCTGCTAAAGAAAACGGAGCTAGAAGATGAATAAACCAAAATTAATTGTCCCTACACATGTATGGGACGGCAAGAAAGCAGAAAAACAGAAACAAGAACTGGAAAAAATTCCTACGCCGTGTGGGTTTAGGATTGTATTATTTCCCTTGAAGCTGGATTCTAAAACTTCTGCGGGCATTCATCTTACTGATGAGACAATTGATCAAGCCCAAGTAACAACAAATATTTGTAAAGTTTTAAGAATAGGCTCTGAAGCATATAAAGACAAAGATCGATTTCCAACTGGCCCTTGGTGCAAAGAAGGAGACTGGATCTTGATTACTAAGTATTCAGGATCACGCATTCAGATTGAAGGGGGAGAACTACGCATAATTAATGATGACGAAGTACTCGCAGTTCTTGATGATCCACGGGATATTTTGCCGTCCAATATTTTATAACATGGAGGCACCATGCCGGAAGCAATAACATCACCATCAGAAAAATTAGTACCTATTGATACGTCGGGCAGTTCTGTTGATGTAACATTAAAAGAAGATAAAGAAAAAGGTATCGAAGAAGTAACAAAAGAAGATGCTCCTATTGTTGAAGTAGTAGAAGTAAAAGAAGAAGTAAAAGAAGAAGTAAAAGAACAGCCCCAAGAAACTAAAGAAGAAGAGCTCGAAGAATATAGTGTAGGAGTAAAAAAACGAATTGATAAATTAACTAAAAAAATGCGCGAAGCGGAAAGACGCGAACAAGCCGCTATCGAGTACGCTGAAGTAGCCAAAAAGAAATTTGAAACACTTAAAAGTTCTACTTTAGTTCAAACGGACACAATGTTAGCGGAAAGAGAAAAAGCTCTCACCAATCAACGAGAATTTGCAAAAAGAGCTCTCGAAGCCGCAATGAATGCGCAAGATGTTGAAAAACAGGTTGCTGCTCAACAGGAAATTGCTCGTTTGACTATTGAAGATGAACGATTAAAAGTGTCAAAAGCTAAGGCTATACAACGAAAAACCCAACAAGAACAGGAAGTTACAAAGGCATCTGAAGGAGGAAGAGTGCAGGAAGAAGCTCCACGTACTCGCGATCCGAAGGCAGAAGCTTGGGCTTTAAAGAATGATTGGTTTGGAACTCAAAATGCGATGACCTACACAGCATATGATATTCATAGGGAATTAGTTGAAGAAGGGGTTGATCCTAGGACCGATGAGTACTATAGTGAGATAGATAAACGTATACGAAAAGAATTTCCTCATAAGTTTTCTGATGGGGAAACCGTAACAAAGCCGAAACAAAAAGTTGCTTCGGCTGTTAGAACATCGCCTTCTGGGCGCCGCACTGTGAGACTCACACCTTCACAAGTAGCTATCGCAAAAAAACTTGGTGTGCCCTTGGAAGAATACGCAAAACACGTGAAGGAGGCGTAATATGACTGTAAAAACAAAACTGAAAACCTCACGCAAAGCTGAAACCCGTGAAAAGGTTGCTCGTAAAAGAGGATGGGTTCCTCCATCCAACTTAGAAGCACCCGATCCGCCTGAAGGCTTTCATCATCGATGGATACGATTCGAGTTTCGAGGCACCCAGGACGAAAAAAACGTCATGGGACGCATACGAAGCGGATATGAACCAGTGAAAGCTAGTGAATATCCAGATCGATTGGATCTACCGGCGATTGCTGAAGGTAAATATAAAGGTGTTATAGGAGTTGGAGGATTGATCTTGATGAGATGTCCGATCGAAGTAAAACAGGATAGAGATGCTTATTTTAAGAATCTCACTGCCGATCAGCAAGCATCTATTGAGAATGATTTAATGAAAGACGAGCATCCAGCGATGCCAATCTCAAAAGAACGGCAAAGCAGAGTAACTTTTGGTGGAGGTACCAAATCCAAATAGGTTGGAAGGTCTTCCCCAAACATTATTAAAAGGATGTCAATATGGCAAACATTGATGCGGCCTTCGGGCTGATACCAGTTGCGTGTCAGGGACAAACGAATAATAATGGTGGCCAATCACAGTACCCGATCGGAGACACTCAAAGCACAGCTATCTTTACAGGGGACCCCGTTAAATATAAAAGTGACGGAACCATTGAAGTAGCTGCGGCGACGAACCCCCTATTGGGCGTGTTTGGAGGCTGTTTTTATACGGACCCAACAACAAGCAAACCAACCTGGTCCCCATATTTTCCTGCGAGCTTAGCTCCAGGGGATGCGAAAGCATTTGTATGGGATAATCCAATGCAAACATATATTGTTCAACAGGATTCTGATTCGAGCAATTTAGTTGCAGCCAATCTAAATGAAAATGCGGATCTCATTTTCGGCGCAGGCAATACCACTACGGGTGTGTCTGGCGTAGAAATAGATTCAAGTTCAGCAACTACTACTGCTACCCTTCAAGTGAGACTAATAGATTTTTACAATGTTCCAAGTAATAACACTACTGCGAACAATTCAATTCTTGTCGTAAAAATCAACAATTCTCAACTTATGGGTGGTACTGGTACGCTGGGCGTGTAGACTAGGAGATTAAATAATGGCTATAAATAGAGCCCAGCTCGCCAAAGAGCTAGAACCTGGTCTGAACGCGTTATTTGGACTGGAGTACGCTCGTTATGAGAACGAGGCGGCACAAATATTTAGTCAAGAATCAAGCGACAGAGCTTTTGAAGAAGAAGTGATGTTAGTTGGTTTTGGTGAAGCAGCGGTAAAACCGGAAGGCGCTGCAGTTGATTTCGATACTGCAAAAGAATCCTTCACTGCGAGATACGTTCACGATACAATTGCTTTGGCATTTGCGTTAACGGAAGAAGCGGTGGAAGATAACCTTTACGATACTTTATCTGCTCGTTACACTAAAGCACTAGCTCGATCTATGGCTTATACTAAACAAGTTAGGGGCGCCAATATCCTGAACACTTCGTTCGCGACTACTGGCGGTGACGGTGTTACATTATTTAGCACTGCTCATCCAACAACATTCGGTGGAACCTGGTCAAACAGAAGTGCTACCGATGCGGATCTTAACGAAACCTCATTAGAGCAGGCATTGATTGACATTGCTGGCTTTATCGATGAAAGAGGCTTAAAAGTTGCAATGAAAGGAAGAAAACTTATTCTTCCTGTCAACATTCAATTTGTAGCGGATAGGATTTTAGAATCCACTCTTAGAGTCGGTACTGCTGATAATGATATTAATGCGATCAAAAACATGGGCATGCTACCTGAAGGTTATGTAGTGAATCACTATTTAACTGACACAGACGCGTGGTTCATAAAAACTGATTGCCCTAATGGATTCAAGCATTTCATAAGAGCTGCCCTTGCCACTGGCATGGAAGGCGATTTTGATACAGGAAATATGAGATACAAAGCACGTGAGAGATATAGCTTTGGTTACTCTGATCCTCGTTGCGCATACGGATCACAAGGTTCATAAACTTACACTGGATCCTCCCAGATAGAAGAAGGCGCTTGAAAGAGCGCCTTCTTTGTTTTACAACTAAACTGTTAATGTTGGTGAATACACGTCATAAGGACGGTGTATTTACTGGTCAAATTAAAAGGAGACTGACATGACAACACATTTTAACAATGGCGTTACTAACGTGGTTAAAGATAAAAGCCCGTTAAAGAACGCAATGATGCCTGATCCATTTCCGGTTACCAATACGCAAGGTGGCGGATATGACTTTCTAGGCCAAACTTCGTTTATGGATGATTTTTATTCAGCCATTACAAGAACCAATACAAGTAATAATGGAAGAGGTTCACCAGGATGGTATTTAAGCCAAACTGCTAGTACTCAAACCGCTGCACCAGTAGCAGATGCTGTAGGTGGATGGTTACAATTAGATGAAGTAAATGCAACTGATGATGCTTATAACCAAATTAATACTTTTACTGCTTTTCAACTAAACACAGGTATGAATGCTGGTTTTGAAGCTAGAGTAGCAGTTGAAGATGTTTCAGTAACAGAAATTGTTTTTGGATTTGTTGATACAGATGTAACTTCAGGAGTAGTAAATATTACTGACGGAGTATATTTCTCTAACTTTGCTGATCCTACTTCAATTACGGCTGGAACTGGTTTATACCTTCACGCTGAAAAAAATGGAACGGTAACTTCAAGTGATGCATTAGTTGATCCATACACTGGTGATACTTTTGTAATTGAAGATGGTGCCTTGCAAACAGCTAGTGCTACTCAATTAGCGACTCCAAGTAATTCATTTATTGCTGGATTTAACATTGTTCCTAAAGGATCAAATGGTAATACTAATACTGCTGTGATTCAAGCATACTTAGGTCCTGTTGGAAAACAGCCTTTGCCTGTTGCCTCAATTGCAACTACTAATTTACCTGATGATTTGGCATTAGGACTTATGATGGGAACTAAAAACAATACAACAACCGCAGCTATTATGTGGGTTGATTATGTTAAAGCGATTAGTTCTAGAAGCTTTGGTAGTTCAACTACTAAGTAATAACAATTAACCAGGGTAGGGTGTAAAAGCCCTACCTTTTATAGGAGATAATATGTTTGGTGTTAAAACAAAACAATTAACTGCAAGTGGTCAAGTTACAACTAAAGTATCGGCAGGAAGTAATACACTTAGCGCACCTGCGCGAGTTTTAGGATTAACTGTTCAATGTGGTGCTACTGAAGGTAAGATTGATTTGGTAGATGATGGTGCAAGTGGCACTGTTAAATTTACTCAAGTTACTCCTGCTATTAAAGCAGGAGCAGAGGACATGCTTCAATTTGATTTTCCTGAAATGGGATTAAAATTTGATACCGATCTTTATGTTTACTTTAATCAGGCTACTAAAGTTAATGTAATTTATGGATAGGAAATAATGTGGAGGCTAATGTTTTTGGGAAATGTTTATAGAGAAATAGGATTCAATGCAGATAACCGTGAAACAGGAGTTCTTATGGAGAGAATGATAATTGGAATTATTGCTTCAGCCCTCATTGGGCTCGGGGCGTGGAACTTGAACCAAACTTTTAATCTCTCCATTGAAATAGAGAGTGTTAAGGGAAAAATTGATGTGCTGGAAAAAAGCATCAAGCAACTAGGAAAGAAGAAAAATAAAAAAGGTGGCTCTATTATACAACAGAGTAACTAATGGAAACGATATTACTAGTATACACCATCTGGTTCATAGGTGGCGTGATAATTCAGATTGCAGGGCTGCAATGATAGAGATATGGTTTTTATTGGTCTTGATGACCATCCAAGACACCACTCCACTCATTTACAAAAGCTTCATGGGATATGAAAGCCAGGAGGTGTGCGAGGAGATGGCCGTTTTGGCGAAAGACTTTATGATGGAAATAGAGATGAGAAGGGGAACCGGTGATGAGAGGACCATCAAGATGGAGAGCTTCTGCATTCCTTTTGAAATATTTGAGTCTGAAAAGCCGAAAGGCCCGAAAGTGGGAGCCTGATGGACTGGTTTGACAAGTTAATGATAACTGCGGCGGTCACGACAGTGATAGTATTTGTAATCGTGGTGGGGATATAATGACCGACAGACTGGATGTAAGCGACAAAACGGCGATTTCTATGCCGATGAAGAACTTACTGGCCATATTGTCGGCGGTCGGAATCGGCGTGTGGGCGTTCTTCGGGATCCAGGAGCGATTGAACATTTTAGAAACCACGTCAAAACTGGCGGAGAAGGACTTAAATCAGGTGACTGAAAGACTCGCCGGTGACATTGAGAAAAATAATCAATTCAGAATCAAGTGGCCCAGGGGAGAAATGGGCAGTCTGCCCGCGGATTCAGAGCAGTTCATGCTCATAGAGCACATGTCAGGACAGATGGAAAAGATGCAGGCGCAACTGGAAGCCATGATGAACAACAAGGTGAACATTGAGTTCATGCAGAAGCAAATTGAAAAACTTCAGACGCAGGTGGAAAAATTACAGGAAGAACACCGCACGTTTAAAGCGCAGAATGGAAAGTCATACTGATGGTTGAAATTGTCATAGCGCTATTAATGTATATTGGGGTGGATCTCAAAGAGCACGTGCCGTATGATACAATTGGTGACTGCCTGAAGGCAAAGAGACTGAGTGAAAGAAGTTCGGGGCCTGACGGCCCGAGACTGGAATGCCGTCCCGTCACGGCTGAAGTAGAAATATGGAAGGAAGACGGAAAAAAACATATCCTCAAAATAGTTGAGGATTAATAATTAACTACAAGGAAAACTAATGACTACAGGAAAAATTAAATGGTTTAATCCAACCAAAGGATATGGATTCATTGAACAGGAAGCAAGGATGTCTTTCTTCACGTATCGGCTTTGGAAAAAGCTGGTATTGAAACCCTAACAGAGGGGGAAGAGATAGAATTTGAGATAGGGGAGAATAGAGGAAAAGAAAACGCGATTAACATTAAAAAAATTGCAGGGTAGTGGCCCATTCAACGTACTTTACACCAATCAAAAAAAGGACTAGTATAGGAAGATCTCCAAGATCGAAGCCGAAGAATAAGCATAAGCGGAGAACCTGGAAGAGATATAATCGCCAAGGAGGCTGACATGGCACAAGGATATGGAGCTCGTAAAGACGAGTCTATTGCAATGAGGGTTAAAAAACCTCGAACTAAAAAACAACTTAAAGCCAGCGCGGATGAATCTTACGGAAAATTTGGAAGCGGTAAAGGTAAAGGTGTTATCAATAAAAGAGGCGGAGGCATCGCTAAAAGAGGAAAAGGCATCGCCAAAGCTGATGGTGGCGTAGTTAAACGTCAAGCAGGCGGCTTAGGAAGAAGGAATTTATTGGAAGAAGTAGGAAGAATTGACGCAGAGCGCATGAATCCTAATCGAAGAGCTGAGAAAAGCAGAGTCATAGGCGAACTCAACAGAGGCTACAAGAAAGGCGGAGCAATTAAACGCCGTGGTGGCGGAGTCGCGAAACGTGGAATGGGGGTTGCGAAATGACGGCAAAACAAACAGGTCCCGTAAGAAGTTCTGGACGTGATGAAACTTCTGATAAAGGCCCAGCAATCGAAAGAATGACAAAAGAAGAATTAGCTACTTTTGTAGCGGGAAAAAGTGCGTTAACTAAAATTGAAGCCATGAAAAAAACAATAAAGCAATTAACGGCACTGCGTAATCAACTACTTGCTGATACGTCGTTTAGTGGAAGAAGAGGGTTTCTCAGCGGGAGTAAAAAGATGGGAAACATTGCACAGAATAATGCTTCAGGTGGAGTCATTAGACGCAGAGGCGGCGGAATAGCCAAACGCGGTTTTGGGATTGCGAAATAATCTATGCCAACGTATGCTTCCACAGCGAGTTTCGACCTTGCGATTGATGATATTATAGAAGAGGCTTTTGAACGGTGCGGTTTGCAGGACCGTACTGGTTATGAAATAAAAACCGCGCGCCGTTCCCTTAACATCATGTTCGCCGATTGGGCGAACAGAGGCCTTAATCTATGGACGATTCAGAAACAAGAAATTGCTGTTGCATCAGCAGGATTCACTAATCCCTTGTCAGGAGCGACTTTGCTCACGGGAGGGGACACCCAGACCATCATTGACATCACCAACTGCGTTATGCGCGACAGCAGTAATAATGATTTTGCTATGACGAGAATTGGCAGAAGCACTTATTGGAACTATACTGTAAAATCAACATCAGGACGTCCTACGCAGTTTTATTTTGAACGAACAATAAATCCAACAGTTTATCTGTACCCTGAACCTTCAAGTGATTATACTTTTATTTATTATGCCTTAATTCGTATGTTTGATGCCGGCAGCTATACGAATAACGCACAAATTCCCTTTCGATTCATTCCCTGCATGGTTGCAGGACTGGCTTATTATATGGCATTGAAATATCAACCGGATCGTGTCGCTTTACTTAAACCTCTCTATGAGGAGGAGTTTCAGCGCGCGGCCAACGAAGACGTGGAGAAAGCTAGTTATAGCGTGGTTCCACGACAAACATGGATTAACTAATGGGTAAATACGCTACAGGCAAGTTCGCTCAAAGGATTTCCGATCGTGACGGGATGGCATATCCTTACACTGAAATGGTGCAGGAATGGAATGGAGTGTGGGTTCACTATAGTGAATTTGAGCCAAAAGCCCCTCAGATCAATCCTAAAAACCATCCCACTGATTTTGAAGCGTTGCAACATGCAATGCCTCAAGTTGCCAATTCCACAGTCTATGTGGGACGAATTGGCACGAACGTAAATAGTTTTGAAACACTGCAAGAAGCTGTCACTCTCTACTACGCCAACGGGGTGTCTTATCCAGGGTTTGTCAGAAGTATGCAACCGTTAGGCGTTCAACAACCTAACAAACCAACTTTATTGCATAGTTTTGTAGGAAAGGTTACAGTGACCACGACATGACCGATTATTCTGATTTATTAACAAACGTAAGGAATTACACGGAAACATCCAGTGACGTACTTTCGGATGCTGTTGTCAATACATTCATCGTTAATGTCGAAAATAAACTTTTTAAGGAAGTGGATCTCAGTTATTACCGTAAATATGACACGGCCAGTTTAACCGTAGATAATGCTTTTCTTTCTCTTCCAGGAGACTGGAGAGCTACCCGATATCTTCAAATTGTTGTCTCGGATGTAAGAACAACCTTGCTACAGAAGGATATTTCATTTATGACAGAGTACTGGCCTGATAGAACAGCAACGGGTACTCCTAAGTATTATGCTGATTGGGATCAAGACACGCATTATATTGCGCCGACACCAAGTGCCAACATAGCTGTTGAACTTGCATATTTAAGGATGCCTGATAATTTATCGGCTTCCAACACATCCACGTGGATCAGTCAAAATGCTCCCAACGTGCTTTTATACGGTTGTATATTAGAAGGACTTGCATACTTGAAAGGTCCGACAGATATGATACAACTGTATCAACAAAAATATACTCAGTCTGTACAGAATCTTGCCACATATGAGATGGGGCGGGATCGTAGAGATGAATATAGAGACGGTGTCATTCGTGTCCCTCTCGAATCAAGGAACCCCTAAAGGAGGTTATTATGGCTATAGTACAAGCTGTTTGTAACAGTTTTAAAGTGGAGATCCTGAAAGCATTGCATGATTTTACTGCATCGACAGGGAACACTTTTAAATTAGCACTTTACGATAGTGAAGCGACTTTATCAAAATCAACTACTATCTACGACACACCCGACGAGGTAGGTGCATCAGGCACTTATTCAGCTGGTGGTGGAGCATTGACATCGGTTACTCCCGTATTATCAACTGATACGGCTGTGTGTGATTTTTCACCTGATCTTTCATTCACGAGTGCGACTATTTCTGCACAAGCTGCTGTGATTTATAACAGTTCCACGGTCACTGGTTTAACAACCAATGCATCTGTTTGTGTGTTAGATTTTGGTGGAGTTAAAACTTCGACTTCAGGAACGTTCACAATTACGTTTCCTGCCGCTGGAGCGACTACTGCAATTTTAAGGATCGCATAAGGAGAATAAATCATGGCCTCTCTACAAGGATGGGGCCGAGAGACTTGGGGCAGTGGCGCGTGGGGAGAATACGCACCCGTTGCCGCGACAGGTGACGGCCTTACGTCAAGCGCTGCAGCGCCCGCTATTACGGGTGATTGCAACATCACGCTTACCGGCGTCTACGGTACGTCTACCGCTGGTACGGCTATTGGCACAGGACTGGCGATCGTTAGTGCCACAGGCAATCCACTCACTTCCAATACTAATGATGTAACAACTAGCGCTGACGCGATAGTCACTCCTACGGCTGCTGGACTTACTTCCTCTCTAGGGGAGGAAAGTGTACATACTGCCTACCAAGCAGGATGGGGTCGAGGCTATAACCAAGCCACAGGAACAGAGATTGGTTGGGGGGATAATCTTTGGGGAACTTTAACAACTTCATACGCTTTAACGGGGGCTAGTGCGACGACAAGTGCTGGAACTATGGCATTCCAAGGGGATGTGGATATTACAGTAACAGGACAAAGCGCGACATCCACCGTAGGAGATTTACTCGCTTTAGTCTTTCCTTCAGGTGTTCAGGCAGCAACAAGTATTGGAACATACTCAATTACGGCTGATGCAACAATAAGCATTGTTGCGGTTGCAGAACCAGAGCTTGATGCAACTACTGGTGAGGTGCTAATAGCCATCAGTCCAGGTGTTTATCCGTCAGGAACAATATTAACAGGATCCTTGGGATCATCTACCATTACAGCGGACTGTAATGTTTCACCAACAGCGGCGGGGTTGACTTCCTCTCTAGGAGAAGAAACCATTAACATTGACGTTGATGTGGAGGTTGATGGGACTGATATGCAATCAAATATTGGTGTTCCAATAGCATCGGCGGATTTTGATATAACCGTCACCGGCCAAGCTATGACAAGTGCTATTGGTGATGCAGGGCAAGAATCTAGTTACGCAGCGACGGGAAATTTACTAACTTCAGCAACAGGAGTTGCGCAAGTTAAGATAGATGTTGTCTTTACAGCAACAGGGAATTCTGCTACTATTAGCGCTGGAACATTACGAGGAACCTTCTGGAGTGAAGTGGATGACTCGCAAACAGCCACATGGGTAGAAGTTGACAAGGCTGCATAAAATCATTAAAAAAGTTATTAGGAGATTAAATGGTAACGTATTCGACGGGTCTTAGGACGGAACTACAAGTAACAGGGGAAAATTCAGGTACATGGGGAACCATTACCAATAACAACTTTTCTCAGGTTTTTGAATTCGCCATCGCAGGCGTTTACGCCGTTCCGGCGATTACCACAGGAACATCTACCACTTTGACGAATGCCGACGGACCCGACACTCAAGCCAACAACCAAGCTAGAAATAATACATTACTATTCAGTGGCACCGTTTCCACCACTCATACTGTTCAATTTCCAGCAACACAAAAAACTTACGGAATTTATAACAATATCGGTGGTGGCGCCGACATCTCAGCAAGATTGGGGGCAACAGGCAATACGGTAACCATTACAAATGGAAAATTTCGCATGGTTGCTACCGATGGCACCAATTGGTATGATATTTTTTCTTTAGCTGGATTGGGCGAAACATGGGTGGAAAAAGCAGTTGGGGACTCCCCTTACACAGCTTCAGACGGCGATAATATTATTTGTGATTGCTCAAGCGGAGCAATTACTATAACTTTACCTGCCTCCCCTACAATTGGAATGCAAGTAAAAGTCATTGATGGGGATGGTACTGCGGGAACTAATAACATTACTATTGATGGAGGAGCTGAAAAAGTTCAAGGAGACGCGGCTGATATGACAATTTCCACTAACAGTGCAGGCGTTGCTCTGGTATACTACGATTCAGGAAATGGTTGGAGGCTAAAATATAATGACTAATTTACAGGATTTTACAAACAGAAGTGAAGTAGGCGCAATCAAGCCTTGGGGCAAAGCAACAGCCCCTGTCGGTTATGTATTGTGCGATGGTACTGCTATTTCCAGGACTACTTACGCTGAGTTATTCACTGTCATAGGCACGACTTATGGAGCTGGTGACACTGCTACAACTTTCAATGTCCCTAATCTTCAAGGCAAGACGCCTCAAGGTTATGACGGATCTACTTACAATTTGGCTGGAACGGGAGGCGCGAACACCGTGACGGTGGCCGTGACGAACAACCAGGCGGCGTCAAGTACGGACACTTTAGCCGTATCAGTGACGGGATCTATTGATAATACTTCCCTTACTACGGCTCAATTAGCTTCACACGGACACGGACTTCCACTGAATGGTTCTTATTCCCCTACTGTAACATGGGGCTGGACAGGGGGTGGCAACAAGAACATTTCACCATCAGGAACTTCATATTCTTCCGGATCTGGTACTGGACATAACCATTCTCACACCTTATCTGGAACCTTGACGGGAAATATAACG